CATCATCAGTGCTAAGGCATCACCCTTAACAGAGGTCTGTCTCACGACAGTCCTTTCGCCTAGTTAGTAGATGTGATTGATCGTGGCTTTGTGCCCGATCTTCACGCGTACAAGCTTACCCTGCTTGTAGATCTTCGAGCGATAGTACTTGTTATGAGCGTTGTTACGCTCAACGTAGTCAGCACCGTAGCCGAGTACCACACCGATGGCTTTGTGCGTGCCAATGGTTTCTGTCGAGTGGGTCATATGTATCACCTCCTTTCTTTATAAACAGTGGCAGTTTAGTGACATGCTGGTCTATATAAAGGCCCTACTTAGCTGCCGTCCACTTGTCTATAGGACAAGCTTCACGGGGCAGCCATGTCTTGATACGTACCCAGCAGCCGCAAAGACCACAGCGCATGGATACCTGGAGCATAGCACAACCGCGACACTTGTCAAAGCGTGCGTTGCGCTGGTTAACAGGCAGCTTCTCGCAGCCACTGGTAATGAACCAATAGATAGCGCGAAGTGCCGACCATACCATCTTAGGGGTAATGGTCATATTACACCTCCTCTGTGCGCAGGACGTATCCTACGCCGTATGTAGTGACCAGCAGGTCTTGTGCAGCCTTAACCTCTGCTGGAGGGTAAAGGCCGGCCTTAGTAGGAGGCGTAGAGCACATGGCTACATGCCTTACTACGAATGATTCATCGAGGGTAAGGTTAGCCTCGATGATAGTGCGTACCTCTTCTGCCCATGTAGCCAAGTCCATAGGCTCGGGGTAGGTACGCTCGACTACCGTGTCATACTCAGGGCAGTCGGCTATAGGGCTCTGTTTAATGATGATAGTCTTCATATCATCCTCCTACAAAAGGTTGTGGTTACGCGCGATATTAATTAATCGCACAATGTATCTCTTACGATCCACTGGCCGCAAGTCAGCCTGCATGGCAAGCCTCTTGATGTATGCCATTACATCAAGCTTGTTTTTTAACAGCTCTACAACAAGGTTCTCTAACATAGTGCCTCCTTTAGAAGCCACGGATGATGTGTCCTTTATGGACATATTTAGTCTCGTTGTCGATGGTATAACCATCGAGGTTAGTGCCGAACTTATTACCTGCATGGAACTCGTGCTCATGGAACAGGTCCCATACTACGCCTAAGTTAATCCTAGTCATAGCGCGTTTATTCTCATCACGGTTAGTCCAGAGGATGAGCTTATGACCGCGTGCACGTAGGCTGATCATAAGACGGACAAGGCGGTAGTTAACTGCCAACCCATCCACGTATTGGGTAGAGTACCACTCAAGGTCATAACCACGGGCTATGAACTCAGCATCAAGGCTGCCGTCAAGCAGTGTGCCGTCTATGTCTATGCGGATGACAGAGCGTTCCATATGGTTACCTCCTTGTAGTGATCTAATGACTGGCATCATCAGGCCACACGCATCACCGTGTGACGACGTCTCGCGACGTTTCGCCGATGAGCAGTTTAACGTCATGCTCAGGACGTTGTATGTACTACCAGTTGTTGTACTCACCCTCGTCTTCAAACATAGGGTGTACATAAGGGCGGAGTTCTATCTCTGTGTACGCGCCCCAGTAAAATGCACGCTCAGTCTCAGCGTCGTAGATACCGTAAGGGATGAGCTTGTCTGTCTTACGAACACAGAGCTCACCGTATACATTATGGTAGGTCTCGCTGGCATCAACCAGGTCACCAAACTCTTGGTAAGACTGGTTGGTCTCACCCTCTGCGTAGCGGTGGATATAGCGGCCATTCAGGATACGTCCCCAACGGTCCACAAAGCATTCACGGTGGATTGCTACTTGCACCCACTTCATGGTGTTAGCTGAGTCATCAAAAGTGATGGGCTCGTCAAAGTTGAGGTGGATGCAAACGTCGGTGATCTGACGCTCTGTAGCACCCATAGTGCGAAGGATGGCTATCATACGCATACCATCTTCATCAGAGGGATGCTCTGTGAACTGGTAGTGTTCATGGCCAAGACTAGCCTTGGCTACGTTGTACTCGATCTCGTCGAGTGACCACGATGAGATGGCTGACTGTGTGTGAAGGCCGATGATTAATTCTTCCATGGTGTTACCTCCTTTTGGTGGGTCGCTGGGTGAGCCAGCGGGGGTGAGTGTTATTTCTTCTACTGCACGGTAGAGACAACCACCGCTGTTCTCGATGAAGAAGAGAACTTGGAGGTTGAGGGCTACACCAGGCAGGTCGCCACAGTCACGGAAGTCTGTGCGGATACCGTACACAGTCTTACCACGCCCTGCAGCGTAGGCGAGCTCAGAAACTGTACCACTATCTGGCTCCATACCATTGAGGACTGCGAGCACTGTATCAGCACGCTCGATGTCCAACCAGTTCTCATGTGCTATGCGAGTTGCTACCCTACGGCAGGCGGCATGCTGCTCAGCAACCATAGGGAAGGACGTGGCGGCCTTGACTTCAGCCGACCAGTTATGAGCGGTCCACGGGTTGCACACAATGTGGCCGAGGGTGGTGAGGTGAGCAATGATCTGCTCGAGCAGAAACATGTTACCGTTGAAGCCGTCGCCATTTGCAAGATAAACTAACATTTGATACTCCTTTCATATTTGGTACTTCTTAATGGGTGGCCCCCACTGGGCATTAAGTTTTTTATTATAAGACTCTAGGCCTTATACTGGCTCGTGTCAAAAATTTCATAATTTTACCTTTTTAGAATCAATATAAATTGCTAACCGCTTGCTCTGCATCAGCGTCTGCACCGCCAAAGAACCATCAATCGCAAATCAGCACGTAGATGGATTAATCTCCAATCTCCAATCTCCAGTTTCCTAGTGTATTATTGGATCATAGGTAAAGCCACACAAACGATAGGTCTTAATGCCACTTGGTCTTATTTGATTCCAAGTAGTATATAATTATTGGTAATCATGGATACCATCACATTAAATACCGCTCGTAAAGTAATGAAAGCAATTGAGGTCTACAACGGCCCAATGGCCATGGAATCCCTTATCTCCAGTGTAGCTCAAACTACGCTTGAAACTCCCCAAACAATAACCAGAATCATTGAGTTCTTACAAGAGTGCAGAAAGCCATCAAATGATCTAACTGTCTCGGCAGGCACGTCCCCTCAGCCGCAAGCGGCAAATATAATCCCCATCGATGATACCCCGCTTGATCTCATGAATGAATTAACATACAATTATAAGATCGCTAAGAACGTACTTCAAACAAGCCTAGTAGATGGTCGTTCTCTAGATGCTGAGGAAACACGCAAGTCGCTAAGGACAATAAGTGCGTTCATGGAGCAAGCACTAAAGCTACAGGAAAGATTGTACAACACTCAACAGTTACAGAAGTTTCAAGAAGCTGTTCTAGACACCATAGCTACGGTTGACCCCGTCTATCGGGATCAGATAATTCAACGTATGCTTGACGCTAATCTATAAATATGGGTACAGAATACGGACAACAACTCCAGGAAATCATCAGAATAAAATATGGTGATAATTCCATGCAAAGTTACTCAGAGTGGATATCTGAGAATACGATGCTAAAAGCTAGGAAGTTTTCGTTTAAAGACCACGAATACCAACTAGCCCCGGTAGACGATCCTGGAAGAATAGTAGTGCTGGAGAAGTGTGCACAGCTGGGATTCACTGAGTGCTTTTTTAGATGGATGTTAGCGTTTCTTGTCAAGCATCAGGGTAGCCAAGGGATATTTACCCAACCTACAGATCGTGACATGAGTAACTTCGCTAAGTCTAGAGCCGATGTGATCATGGAGGAGTGCCCAGTTGTCAAGAAGCTCGGAACCGGAGGTGTCGACAGCGTCCAGCTTAAGCGTATTGGATCCAGTTTTCTCAATCTACGAGGGACTTTCGGTTCTAGAGCTGCTATCTCTGTACCATCAGATGCAAACAACTACGACGAAGTTAATTTCTCTAATCCACGAGTACTCAATCAGTACAAGTCAAGACTCCAGCATTCTGCTTATAAGTACGAAAGATACATTAGCACACCTACAATACCAAACTATGGAGTTAGCGAATTATACAATAGATCGGATAAGAAACGACTGTTCTGCAAATGTAGTTGCTGCGGGGAACAACAAACCCTAGACTGGCCAATAAATATATTCTTTAAAGAGCATAGCACTGGTAAGGTATCTCCGTATAATCCAGAGGTCTTCGAACAGTATGTTGAGAAAGAATATGAATATCAACCGTACATCGGTTGTAGGAAGTGTCAGAGGGAAATCGACCGTTCTTGGGAAAATCGTGAATGGGTTGCTGAATGCCCTGAAAGAAACAGGGATAATGATAGTGGTATCTCTGGCTATCATGTTAATCAGCTTGATGCTACATTCATCAAAGCCATTGAGATTGTTAGAGCTTCCGATAAGAGACTCGATGGTTATAAGAAGATAGAAGACTTTTATAACTTTGCATTGGCTCTGCCGTATGAAGGCGGAGACTCTGTGAAGATAACAGAAGCATGTAAGCCAATTGCGACTCTTCCACTGGCGATGCCTAATGAGGGTTCTGGCTGTTATCTTGGTGTTGACTTAGGTAATATCTGTCATGTAGTTATTATTAAAGATATGTGGCTTCCAAAGTACCCTGGTCCAGTACCAGTAGTTATAGCTGCTTATAGGGTTGATAAAGAAGCTTTAGAAGAGAGGATCCCACAGTTACTTAAACAGTATGGTGTCCTATTTGCAGTATCTGATGCACAGCCCTATACCATTACTGTTGAGAAGATGGCTAAGGCTAATCCTAATAGAATGTCAATTTGTTTCTTTGGTGGTAAGAAAACATATAGTATATCTACTGACTTTGTAAATCTAACTGCTAATAGAACAAACGCTTTGGATGAAGTAACGGATGCTGTACCAGTTGGAAATTGTTTAATAGTATCTGGTCTACCTGACTATGACATGTTCTGGATACACATGAAGAACTTAGTTAAAGTTAAGGCTGAAGATGACGATGGTTCTGAGTACTATGAGTATGTTAAAGTAGGTGACGATCACTATGGGTATGGTTTGGCCTATGCTCTCTTGGCCCGTAAGATATTCTTAGAGGAGCGGCCTAACTCTGGTGATAATTGTGCACCGATGACTATCATAGGATCTGCGGTTACTATATGAAAGAATTATCTGGAAAAGAAAGATTAGTTCAGCATCTTGGAATTGATACCATAAGTCTTGAAGATATTAAGGCTTATATAGGTGTTGTATCTAGTGGTAGTACAGGCGGAGCACCAGTAAGTGATACAGTAGTTAAGATAGTATCTGCAGTTGCAATAGGTGGTCATAGAGTAGTTGTTCAAATTAATGGCCTAGTTACTTACGCAGACTCTACAATAATAGATCATATTAATAAAGTAGTAGGTATAACAGTTGATGCTGTTAATGACGGTGGAGAAGCAAATATACAGTTTCGTGGATATATGGAAGAAATATCTTGGAACTGGCAATTAGATAAACCAATATTTTTAGGCATGAATGGATTATTAACACAGATAGTACCAACTGTAGGATTTAGTCAGCAAATAGCAACACCAATATCAGCAACTAAACTATTGATTAATATTCAAGATCCCATAGCGATAGGAGACTAACATGCCAGCACAAAGATTTATCTCATTAGTAAATGGAATTAAGACAGCAATTACAGCAATTACAACAAGCGCTGGAGTAGGTGATGGTGGGAAGATTGCAGCTACGGATCCTACAACAGGTAAATTTGATATGTCTCTTATGCCTTCTGGTATTGGTGCAGAAACAGATAGCATTGTCGCAGACACTGGTGGTCTTGCAGCTGGTGACCTTGTTAATATTTATAATAATACTGGTACGCTTACCGCACGGAAGGCCGATGCAACTACTGAGGGTAAGCAAGCTCACGGCTTTGTCAATGCTGCAGTTACTGCTGGTAATAACGCAACTGTACATCGTCCTGGTCAAACTATTACAGGCTTAACAGGTTTAACCATAGGATCTATGTATTATTTAAGTACCACAGCTGGTCAAGCTGTTAGTACTGCCCCATCTGCTACAGGTAATTCTGTACAAGAAGTAGGCATAGCTATGTCGACTACTACTATTGCATTTAGTCCATCAGAGCCAGTAACCCTTGCATAAACATCCATTAGTTATAGCCGCTGGTAAAAAGCGCGAGGGTTCTGACTCTGAGTTTATTAAAACTATTCCAGAGTCAGCAACCCCTCCGTCTAACCCTGATGTCGGTCAATTATGGTTAGATACTAGTATTCCTATAACTAATGTTATAACTTCTATGCTTAATAGTATGGAAGGTTATTTAATAACAGAACAAGTACTAAGTAGTAGTCAAGCTTCAGTTGTATTTAGTAGTTTAAATAGTTTAGTTGATGGAGACTATACTTTAGTATGTAAGATAATAGGTCTGGCCACTAATAACTGGATGTCTCTATATATAAACGGAGATACAACTGCTACCAACTATGTAACTGAGTATAGACAATCTTATGCATCTACAGGCATAGATGCACAATTAACTGGTGGTATGTGTTTTTATCATGCTGCAAGTTTAACTGCTGTAGCTACAATAAATATTAAAGTTCTAAATAATAGAGCATATTTTACATGCTCTAGTTTATATGATAGAACAGCTAATACTGACTTAGGTATCATAGATTCTGCGTCGTATTATAAAAACTCTATACAGGCTATTACGTCTATTTCTCTAGTTGGTAATAGTGCTAGCATTGGTATAGGCTCTAAGTTTACATTATATAAATCCCAAGCACCAAAACAATTACAATCAACTTATCCATTACTTCTTGGTGGTATTACAGGTAACTGTATTGAAGAAAAAACTATAAGTACTGCCATAGACAGAGTTATATTCACTGGTTTGGATAGTATAGTAGATGGTGACTATAGAGTAGAAATGCTCTTTCAAGCTACTGGTACTGAAGCTGGTGTATTTATATACTTTAATGACGATCTTACTGATAGTAATTATGAGTGTACTTGTTACGCTGGTTATGTTAATAGTACGTCTGTAGCTGGCCCTACGCTTAAGAGTACCTCATACATAGGTGATTCAAGACCAGCCCAAGGTGGTGCTTCATATTGGATTAATATAAGAATACTTAATGGTATAGTATATTTTTGGGTAGAAGGGGTCGGCTATACTGCATGGTATACTAATCGTGGCAGATATAAAACTAGCGTTACTAGAATAACAAGTTTAACTATTCTAGCTAAATCGGCTACATTTAATACTGGGTCTATATTTAGACTATATAGTTCTAAAACACCAACACAGTTAATATCGTATCAACCTCAAGACTTTAGTTCACTAATAGGCGATAGACTATTAAAGCCTGGTGAAACCGCTTATGTAGAGTACACTAACGTTAGTAGCGTGCCTTTACGTATACAAACAGTAGATGGCTTATATGAGCTATTTATCTCTAATGATACTGATGGCACTAGGTTATCTACTAGTGATACATATTTAAATCCGAATAATACTACTTATAGTAATGCAATAAGTGGCTTTCAAATGTATGGAACATTAAATTTTGGAGAGACTGGTGCAATAAGCACTAATGGTTATAAATATTATATGTCGCAATTTGCTATGCCACCATTTCGCATACCGTTAGTTGTAGCCACTATAAGTACTAGGCTTAAAGCTAAAAGTTTAACAGCTCATGGTATAGGCGTAGGTGCGTCTAACTATAGACAAAGTTCATTAATGTCCAGCTATTGGGAAGATACAACAACTGCTTGGACTTCATTAGGTACTTTAGTATTTAATGGTGCACAATCAGGTAAAGCAGTCATACGGAGATTAGTATGACACAACTTAAGAGATATAATGGTATAGGCTGGGAGTCACTCTCTAATGGTGTGAGTACACTTCAAGGAGGAGTAACTGGTTCACTTATCTCTGAACAAATTATAAGCAGTGATATTTCTTCAGTTATATTTTCTGGACTTAGTAGTCTTTTAGATGGTGATTATACTTTGGAATGTTCTATTGTATCCTCTAAGGCTACTGGAGAATCAAATATATTTTTTAATGATGACACTACTGCAACTAATTATTATACTCAAGTATTAGATGGTAGTGGATCAGGTGCTTCTGCAAATAGAGCTAATAGTTCTAAATTTTTATATATTGCAACAAATCCTGGTAGATCGTATGCAACAACAAAAATAAAGGTAGCTGGAGGATATGTTTCAGCTTTAACAGTATATGCTTATGGAAGTGTATCTACTCCATCTATTCAGAATAAGTTAACACTATATTCAGTACAAGTAGCATCTCTGTCTAAAATTACTATAACGTCTGATATTACAGGAGCTATAGGCATAGGTTCTACATTTAGACTTTATAGTTCTAAAACACCTAATGCACTTATTTCTTACAGTCCACTTGATTATACTGACCTAACTTCTGATAGATTACTTAGAGCTGGTGAAGTAGCTTTTATTAAATACACTAATGCAACTTCAGTTCCATTAAATATAGCTACTGAAGAAGGTTTATATGAGATAGAACTTATTGGTGATCTAACATCTAGTACACCAGTAGATGTTGATACTTTTTTATCGCCAAATGTTAGAGGATCTGTACAACCTAGTTCTAATATTACATATACTGATAGTTATCAGATATCTGGTAGTAGTATAAGTGTAGGAGCTGGTACTAATGGTTCTAGATTTACTATATCAAATCAGTTAGCTGTATTATCTAAAGCACATATAAGTACATATACTAAGAATAAGTCTTTTTTATGTAATTATGTAGCACAGCGAAGGGCCACTAATTCTACAACACTTATAACCCGTACTTGGAATGCGCTATGGGTAGATACTACTAGTGTGTGGTCCTCGTTAGGATCTTTAATATTTACATCTGCCTCTCAATCAGGTAGAGCAATAATCCGTAGGATCATTTAATCCCTCCCCCGTACAATCTAGCCCTTATTACACTAGGCCTTTTTATTCTCCCAATATTATATAATAGCAAGTAATAATTAGTATTAACTCAAATCCTTACTGATTGAGGTAGTATAATGAATCTATTTAGTATATTTACAGGGCAATCAGCTGCCAAGCTAGTAGAGGATTCTCTGCCTACAGAATCATATGATGCTTTACCAGTAGAAATAGGCAAAGTATCTACTACACGCATAGCTCCAGAATCAATACGTGTTGATCCAAATATGCCTGTTCAACGTGAGAACCGTGGTTTTCATATACAAGGTGTTGAACAGTATAGGTATATGGATGTAGATACGCTCTTAAAACAGTTGTCTAAAATGGATCCAGATGTTTCAGCTGGCATTTGGAACTTTTTAAGACTTCTAGACTCCGGGTTTAAAGCTACAGCTCTAGATAAAAACTTAATGCCTGCAGATAAGTTCCAAACTAAATTAGACCAGATGTTATTCCGTATGTCTGGAAAGGCTGATTATAAAAATTGGGATGCAATGAGGTTGAGTATTACACAAGTTGCCAACCAAATGGCCAAGTATATACTATTACGTGGTGGCACTGGCTTGGAGGTAGTCCTTGGCAAAGATAAAAGATTGTTTAAAATGGTGGTGGTTGACCCTATTAATGTTTATTTTAAACAGCCAAGTAAGGGTCAGTTTATTCCTTATCAGAGGAACCTTATTACAGGTCAAGAAGTGCATCTCGGAATACCAACCTTCTTCTGGGGAGTCTTAGACCCAGATGCCGATAGCCCGTTTGAAACTCCTCCATTTTTACCAGCAGTTCAAGCAGTTTTATTTAACATATCAGTTATGCAAGACCTACAAAGAATAGTAAAACGAGTTGCATTTCCACGTATCTCTATTAAGATAATTGAACAAACGCTAAGAAAATACGCACCTGCTCATGTACAATTTGATGAAGCACTCTTGGCTAACTGGATGAATGACCAAAGATTATCTATAGGAAAATCATTACAAAATTTAGCTCCTGAAGATGCTGCTGTATTTTTTGATTCAATTGATATAGATATGCTTGAAACAAAGAATAACGCTACAGTAGACTATGCACCACTTATTAAAGTAATAGATCAAAGAGTTATAACTGGTCTTAAGTCTCTACCAACTATACTTGGTAGACAATTTGGTTCTTCACAAACTATAGGTGGTGTAGAGTCTTTAATTTACGCTAAGTCTGTAAAGTGTGTACAAGATGTTGTTATCTCAATGTTAGAGCGTGCTTTAACACTAAGTATGCAACTTGAAGGTATTAAAGGTTATGCTCGTTGTAAGTATGGTGAAGTATCGCTTAAACCAGCGCATGAACTTGAAACATTTATGCAGCTTAAACAGACTAGAATATTTAAAAACTTAAGCCTAGGCTTTATTACTGATGCACAAGCTGCAGAAGAACTTACTGGTGATCCCGCATTACCGTCTACATTTAAGCCTCTATCTGGTACAGGCTTTATGGATTTAAAGTCTAATAATGTAGATAGTAGTGCAGTACAAGCTGATAGAAATCCTACTGGAGCTGAAGCTGCAGGCGGCGGGAGGAATAGACAATGAGTGAAGTAGCTGCTGCAAAGTATGATTTTGATGTACAGGCTGGTGCAACATTTAGTAGGTTTATAACTATATATTTACCTAAAGTAAATCCTTTAGATGTAAATGAAGTACGTATACCATATCCATTAACTGATTTTACTGGTAGAGCACAGATTAGGAAAAATGCAGCAGCTCCTATAGCATATGATTTTGAAGTAACAATTGAAGGTCCTGGATTAGTAAAGTTATACATGACAGATGAAAATACAGCGTTAATACCATGTGGTAACCTTATAACAGATATGAAAAGTAAGTATCAATGGGCTTTAGAGTTAGTTGATATTAATGGTGAAGTTATGAGACCATTAGAAGGCATAGTTAGGATATCTCCGGAGATAGCTAAATGAGTGATGTACTTATCACTATACCTGATCCAGCAACTGTAGAAATAACTATACCAGAGCCATCTCCTGTAGTAGTAGAGATTCAAGTTCCTACTCCTATAGAAGTTACTGTAGCACCAACTATACAGTATATAGGTGGTAAACCTGAAGTAACACAACCAATTACTGTTTATGGTGTTAGTCAAGGTCAGTATGTTCCAGGTGACGTAATTCCTTCTGGTACCCAGCTTGAAGCTGTTGTTAAGAAAATGTTACAAGTAGTTATACCACCTACATATACTAGTCCTAGTTTATCTTTAAGTGGAATAATTACTGGTGAAGTTGGTTCTAATGTAACCCCTATACTTACACCTAATTGGCAGCAAAGAGATGGTGGCGGCATTATATCTTATGAGTTAAAAAGAAATAATGTAAGTATACTAACTAACCCTACAGCAGCTCAGTACACAGATACTCCCTTAATACTAAGTGATACTCCAATTAGTTTTCAGTCTTTTATACAATATAATCAAGGCCCAGTAAAAGTAGATAATCAAGGTAATCCATATCCAACCGGTCAAATTCAAGCTGGAAGTATATCTAGTAATACAGTGTCTTTTATAGGTAGGCGTAATTTATTCTATGGAATGGATTCTAGTACTAGTCCAGTACTAATATCTTCAGACATTCGTAGTTTAGCTTCTAAACTTCTTAACCCTGTAAATGGCACTGCGTTTACATTAAATATTCCGGTAGGAGCTAGAAGAATAACTATTGCATACCCGGCTACGCTAAGAGATATATCTTCTATTAAGTATGTTGAATTAGGCAATGGTGAAGTAAAAGATACATTTTCATTAACAACTATAAACGTATTAGACGCTAATAGTTCTAATCCTATTCTATATAAAGTATATACGTATATAGCTGGCATACCATTTGGTGGTACAGCAACGTATAATGTAACTATCTGAGGATTATATGGCTAATTTTCCATTACCAAAAGGTTATCAGAGACTAGGCGCATTTCCTATAGATGACTCTTCTATATTTGCCACACTAGTAGATTTAATGACCTATGCTTCCACTAATGGTGCAGCATACGCAGGCCAAATCTGTTCTGTAGTAACTATAGACGAAGTTAGAGTATATAAAATTAATATAGACAAGACTGTGAGTTTACTTGGTGTTGGTGAAGGTACAACAGCTATAACACAGCCTCCAGGTACAGATGATACAACTATAGCTACTACGGCATTTGTTCAACATGCAACAAAATATAAACATGTACAGCAGATAGCAGCATCTGAATGGATAATAGCGCACAATATGGCTAAGTTTCCTAATTTTATTGTGATAGACTCGTCTGGAGAGGAAGTAAAAGGAAGTTCTAGATATGATGATATCAATACACTTACCTTAACTTTTTCAGCAGAAATTTCTGGCGTAGTTTATCTAACATAAAAGGAGAAGATCATGAAGTATTTATCTAACATTGATTTAGCAAAGAATCAACTTCAAAATGCAGTAATTCATCCGTTGGCTAGTGCACCAGCTACTCCAACTCAAGGCCAGATGTATTTTAATACAACTGATAAAAAGTTGTATTTCTATGACAACTCTACCTGGGTTGACTGTTCTGCCGTAGATTTTTCTACTGTAGTTCTAAAAGCAGCTTATAATGGAACTTATACAGTTCTAGCTGCCGATGCTGCCAGCACTCCTTTGGCTGTTACCTTAGCAGCATCTACTGTGCTTGGTCGCGGGCCTACAGGTGGTATAGTAGCTTTAACCATCGATAATGATATGGCAGGTGGCGTATCAGCGAATGATGACACGCTAGCAAGCGCTAAGACTATCAAAGCATACGCCGATACCAAACAGTCTGCATTGACATTCGGTATAGCTGATACTAATACAGTACGCATTAATGGTACTGGTACAGCTAACGGTGATTTTGCCAAGTTTACCGCTTCAGGTATCATTGGTAGGACTCCGGCTAACGTACTTACTGACATTGGCGCAATGCCATTGGCCTATCTGTCTACCTCCACAGCTTTAGGCTCCAGTGATGTTCTTGTTCCTTCGCAAAATGCTGTTAAAGTATATGCCGATACTAAGCAAGCAGCATTAACATTTGGTATTGCAAATACTAACGCCTTACGGGTTACTGATGCCTCTGTAACAGCTGGCGATTATGCAATGTTTTCAGCAACAGGTATCGATGGCAAGACTAAGGCAGAGGTGATCACTGACTTAGCAGTAATACCAACATCGTATCTCGATACTGATATAGCATTAGCTGCAAACTCTGATGTAAAGATTGCCACACAAAAAGCTACAAAAGCTTATATTGATGGCAATATAGCTGCCGCTAATGCAATGGTATATAAAGGGGTTTTAGACTGTTCGGCTAACCCTAATTACCCTGCCGCCGATGCTGGTTGGACATACATCATATCTGTTGCAGGTCTTATAGGTGGTGGTGCTGGTGTTGCAGTTGATGCCGGCGATATGATCATATGTAAGACAGATGCAACTTCTTCAGGCACACAAGCTGGTGTTGGTACAGCTTGGAATATTGTAGAAAGAAACCTTGCAGGAGCTGTAACTGGCCCGACATCTGTAGGACTAGACGGTTATATCGCGGTTTTTAACGGTACAACTGGTAAGATTATTAAAGATGGCGGTGTAACAATCGCTTCTTTACAAGGTCAGAACGCTAACCATACTGGTGATGTTACTGGCGCCACAGCTTTAACTATTGCAGCAGGTGCTGTTACGCTTGCTAAAATGGCCAACCTTGCGGCTAATAGCATCATTGGTAATAACACAGGCTCTGCTGCTGTTCCTCTGGCACTGTCTGGTGCCCAAGTTAAAGCAATGCTTGGTTTAGTTAAAGCTGATGTTGGCTTAACTAATGTTACCGACGATGTTCAGACTAAGCATGCTATTGTACCAAACACACTACCTACAGCTGGCCAGATTCTTGTTGGTAATGCTGGTGGCACAGCCTATGCGCCTGTATCTATGGGTACAGATGCTACAATGACAAGCGCTGGTGCCGTTACTATTGCGGCTGGTGCTGTTACTTTGGCAAAAATGGCCAACCTTGCGGCTAACAGTATCATTGGCAATAATACTGGTGGTGCTACAGTTCCTGTAGCGTTGTCTGTAGCTCAAGTTCAAACAATGTTAAACGTGGCTGATGGAGCCACTAAGAACGTTAAGTATGCACGTGACATTACTGAGACAACTGCTACCACTGTTATTACGCACAACTTAAATACAAGAGATCTAAACGTAGTTGTACAAGAAGCAGCAACTCCGTGGGCGCGTGTTATGGTTGATTATGAACTAACTACTGTTAATACTCTAACACTGTTTTTTGCTGTTGGTCCTGCAGCTAGTCAGTATCGTATTATTGTACAAGCAATGTAATCCATAATTGTGCGCCTGTATAGTTACTATACAGGCGCACAGAAGGATAAATAATGCGTCATTTAACAAAAGAGACCTTTATACCATCAACAGCAAGTGAAGCATCTATTAATATAGGTGAAGGTGCTGCAGTAACTGCTCCAGTCTCTGGCGATATATGGAATGAGGGTGGGGCATTAAAATTAAAAACTAGTACAGTTACTAAAACAGTGGCAACTGTAGATCAAATAGGTGGGATGATTACTGAGGTTAAGACAACTCATTTTGAAGCTGTTGGTAATAGGAGATATGTCTGTAATACTTCTGGTAATGTTTTTAACTGTAGTTTACCAGCTGGTGTAACAGGTGAAGCGATAGAATTAATAGATCTAGACGGGACTTGGGAAACAAATAATTTAACAGTAATTCCTAATGGTTCAGAAAAGATAAACGGAGTTGCAGAGAATCTAGTATGTGATTTAGCTAACGCTAAAGTTACCTTAACTTATTGTGATTCCACACGAGGATGGCAATTAGACATAGGTGGGCCATTTGTCGGCACAGGATCACCACTTACAGTTAACAATATAACTCCTGTTAATGGCAATATAGATTTTACTGCTGATGATATACCGTATACACCTACTGGTAATATAACCGCTGATACAGTTGCTAATGCTATAGGAGAATTAGATAATGAAAAAGTCTCTGCCGCTGCTCCAGTATTTACAGGGATACCTTCTGAAACTATGCCAGCTGACCTAGGGTCAGGTTCCGGCACTAGGCAAATAAATCTTAGTACTGGTTCTATTTTTACTGCAACTGCAACTGGTGCCTGTGCTTGGAACTTCACTAATGCTCCTGCAGGTGCTTGGTCTGCAACTCTCATGCTAACGTATGGTGGTGCTGGCACCCAAACATGGCAGGTAGGTGGTTCTGCAAAGACAATAAAAACAATAGGTGGAGCAGTACTTACTTATTCTGGGTCGGGTTTGCTAGATATAATTGAAATATTCTCTCCAGATGGAGGAACTACCCTATATATATGGACACCAGCAAAGAACTGGGCTAATGGGAGTTAAGGTGAGAGGTCATAGTCAAAGACAAATACTATCAGCCTTAAGTGCCCCAGAAACAGTTTCTTCAATAGCTGTTTTTGAGTTAGCCGGTACAAGCTCATTCAAGCCACAAACTGGCGATACAACCACAATTAAACTCTGGGGTGGTGGTGGTTCATCAGCTGGATGTAATGCTCTTAGTGGAAAACGTGGTGGTGCCGCTGGTGGTAGTTATGCACAGTCAGCTCTTGCTTTAAGTATAACCACTTATGCTGTTGTCGTTGCTGGAACAAGAAACGCCACAGCTAATAGTGGTGCAAAAGGAAATTCAAGCACCTTTGGCGGAACAATGGTTGTTGCTGAAGGTGGCAATGGAAGTGGTACAGCAGACCAATTTGGTGGTCTTGGTAGCGTATCAGCTTCAACTGGACAGACTCTGCGTAGGGGTGGCAACGGCGCAAATGGAGACTCTACATATTCAGGCGGTGGCGGTGGTGGCGCTGGGACAACAGGTAATGGTGGTGATTGTCAGACTGGTGGGTTGTATTTTGGAGCTGGAACATCCATAAATGGTGGAAATGGTGGAACAGCAAGAAACTCTGCCTCTTCTGGACAAGCAGGATCAAATTATGGTGGAGGCGGCAGTGGTGCATGGAGGACTTCAAGTGGAAGTTATTTTGGCGGTAATGGTGCACAAGGAAAAGCTGAAATTGTCTTTACCGCAATAAAATACCAGATACCACACAATTCAACATTTAATAGCAATGTTTGGTCAATGCTTCATGGTTCGACTGTTATAACAAGTGGGTCCTTGGTACTTACATCTGCTCCAGCCAATACTATGCTAGCAAGGTTTACAGATAAAGAAGTGTATCCAGGTCAAAGAATACGTCTTACTGCAACCTTCGTTGGAATAACACAATATATCTTTATTGTGCTGGGTAATGCTGCTGGTGTGTTTCAATCAAATATCACAGTAACCACCTTTGCTGTTGAGACAGGTACGCTTGATTTTACGTATGATGTGCCAAAAAACTTATTGGGCCCAATGTACCTATCAGTTCGTGGTGGAGTGAATATATCAAGCGGTTCACTTACAAACATAGGACTAGAAATTGTAGAGACATAAGGATAATATATGGCAAATCTATCTGATCTTCTTGCTACACCTTTTAAACCTGACGCTATACCGTATCAAGCTACACCACCCGCTAATCCACAAGATGGAGATATGTGGTGTGATAGTGATGCGTCTCACATATTACCGGCTACTATAAATACAAATAATACTAGTTATACTATTACAGTAGATGATAATGGTAAAATATTAACGTTTACAGGTGTAGCGACATTAACACTCCCAGCAGCTTCTGGGTTTCCTGAAGGGTTCCAAGCTATAGTATGGAATATGTGTTCGTCAGCTGTTGACGTAACTTTAAGCGGAACATTTAATAGTCTAGGAACTAAGGTTCCACAGTATTTATCATGTATGCTTTTAGTTAAAGGTAGTACCTGGTATGCGGCTGGTGGTTTATCATGATGATTTTTGGCTCAGGTGTAAATTATCAAGTTCCACTTGATCCATATGCATCATACGTTACAATGCTATTAAAAGGTGAAGGTGAATCAATCGTAGATGAGAAAGAGGCTGTATTTACTACATATGGTGTAAATCCACCTACAATATCTACTGTACAGAAAAAGTTTAATAATTCATCAATTCTTTTAAATCCAAATAGCTATATGGAAACCCCAGATAGTGATGGACTTACAATTGGTTCAGGAGACTATACTACTGATTTTTGGATATACAATAATAGTATTCCTGAGTATAGTTCACAATGTATAATGTACCAAGGTGATACAGGTGGAAGTCCATCACAGATATCTCATTTAGTTTTTCTTCTAGATAATAAAATTAACTGGTGGCCAGACTATCAAAACTATAATAGTCATTTACAGTTAAATTCTAGTTATGCACTTCCTGCCTCATGGACACATATAGCACTTATAAAGTATGGGTCTAATTTTTCTATGTATGTAAATGGTACTGTAGATTTAACTAGTAGTCGTAGTGTGACTATAAATGATAGTAGTCAAACATTAAAAATTGGTTCAATGGGTGGTCTTGAGTGGAGTTCTAATTTTTATCTAGACCATTTTAGATTAACTAAAGGTATTGCCCGTTGGACTGGTGATTTTACACCACCAGGTAAAAATAGTTATAGACTTGTGTAAGGAGCATACAATATGCCCGCTTTAAAAGTTTGGGACAGTGCCTTAGGGCAATGGAAAATAGTTAGTGGTGCAGAGTCTGTATCAATGGCTAGTGGTGTAATAGACGTTGAGTATTTAGAACTTTTAGCATTAACTGATGGTCCTTATATAGGATATGTTAGAGGATGGTATGATGTAGGTTCATATTATGACACTATTATCTTAGATGATTCTACAGGGCTATCTGTAGGTAATGATATTATTATATCTCTTACAGCTACAGCAAACTGTGGGACATGGACAATAACTAATATACAAGATGCAACAGCTATGGGTTTTACAGGTAAAGTAGCTGTTACTGTAGGTGGTGATACATCTGCATGGGTAGATGGTGGTACAACAGGTAAAATTAGACGTAATCCAATTACGTCTAGTTTAATGCCAGATCAAAAATATCGTATAACTGATTTTAAAACTCTTACAGTTCAAGGTGGAGCTTTTGTATTAGCTACAGCTGAACCTATAATTGTAACAGCATTAAATAGTTCAGATTTAAATCCATATGCATATTCTGAAAGTCATCCTACAGATATTATAGAATATAGTTTAGAAACTATTAGACGAAATTCTAGTCAAGTAAGTGGAGAGTATACTGGTTTAACCTATGGAGAAATTAAATATAGAGAAGACACAGTAAGAGATCTTAGATGTAATTTTGATTTTAGAAATTATTGGTCAGCATTATATGAAACTAGCGTTGGTTCTGGAGTGTATTTACGAATAACTGCACCTGCAGGTGTTACTAGCTATCAAGACTTCCCTGTATTCAATTCTAATTTTGGATATCAGCATTTGTATCTTGGTGGACATACTAGTAACTTTATACCTATAGTATTCAAAGAAGATGCTGTTAAATTTACACTAGGTGATGCTGCTGATGCATGTGTTATTGGTGGTGGCATGCAGGATTCCGAATTTGGTCCTTGCTGTGCAGTAACAGTGGATGGTAACTGTGCAAATACAAATTTACTAGGATCTTCTACATTCTATATTAAAGGTAATTGTGAAGGGGTATTAGGTGGTGGAGGTAATACAGTTTTCTCGGCTCACAATCTTGTAAACTGTCAAGTAATGGCAGGATATGGAATGGGATGGGGAACTGAACTTACTAGAGACTATACCAATGAATTAATAGGCTACCCTGCAACCCATGTAGAGGACATAACTTATGACGAGCTACTTCTACTAGCAGATGGTCCGTTCCTTAAAAAAGTTATTGGTTGGCATACTGTTGGCACCAATTATGACACAATAATAGTGGTAGATATACTAGGACTGGCAGTAGGGAATACGATAATAATAACTGGAAGTAACTATAATGATGGTGCGTATACTATATCAGCCATTAATAATGCTAATGCATGGGGATTCACTGCTGTAGGATTTACTGATACTTATGGCATAACAGTGTCAGAAGATACATCAGCTTGGGTATCTATTAGCCCAGAAAACAGCCTGGTAACTAGGGAGCAGATAGCACCTAATCTTGTACCAAATGCAAAGTACAAAATTACTGATTTTAGAACAAAGCACATAATACCAAACTCCTCCCCATTAGTGTACAATACCGGCGCTACAGAACAATTAATAGTAACAGCAGCTACAACTGGAAAGTTATACCCTGAGGTTGTATCTACAAATAATCCAACTGACATAATACACTATGAGTTTATCCCTGTCGCTAGTGTCAGCGTAGGGGAATTCTACCGGGGCAGAATACTACGAAGGAAAGATACAGTATACAATATTGATATAGCAGAGGACTGGAGAGCTACCAAGTACCGTCGTTGGAGTGGTGGTGCTGTAGAGGCATACATATGGCATGCTGGAGTGGGAACCGATGATTTAACCCTACTACCTACAGCTCTGTTATTTCCAAATGAAATTACTCTTCATATAGCTATAGACGGCACTGAAACATTTCAATGGGGTAGAACCTATAGTGGAGTACCATTTAGTCCTGAAGGTACAGGGGTGGCTATCACTGGTTCTTCACAAGTACTAGTAGATGGTATTACAATACAATTTGGATCAACTTCTGGTCATATATTAGATGACTACTGGACATTACGTATAGATCCTAACTATACGTTATCTCAAGAAGGCCCTTTGCCTGATTATTACGACGTTAGGCCGATATTAGACTCCAGATATCCTACATTGGCTAATAACATAGTAATAGAGCCGAATTATAACAATGCGCTACACAATATTGTTATTGGTAACAATATCCCAACTGATACAACATACTTAGGATCCGGTTACAACTTAGAGTGTATCTACATTGGTTGTTACTGTGATAACATAACTCTAGGTCAAGGTGCCAATACATTTTGGTTGCAGGGAACCTATGGCGATTTAATAGCAAGAAGTGGATTAACCCATACAAAAATAGGTATGTGTAGTGATGGTATTAGAATAGGTTATGATTGTGGCCAGATTAATATTGGTGAGAACAGCGGTGGTCATATAATAGGCAGCGGTTGTAGTGGTATTACTATAGACAATGATATATACAGTCTTATTTTACCAAATGGTGCGCATGATAGAACTTTTACACGTAAATCTCAGGGTGGTGTAATTACATACAATGCATCAACTGAATGTGGATTTGGTCAGACATTAACTGCTGGAACTGGATATTCTCTTCCAGTAAGTGGTTCTGAAGATGATACATTCGGAAATCTTACTGATGGTCTAGTATATATAAGAAAAAGTAGTGCGTGGATCAAATATACTCTCGGTAATAGTTTTGAAATTACAATTCAACTATTCACTAATCCAATAACTGTAGTAGATGGATCAACTTCTAATGTAATTATTGACTCTGGTAGTATGTCATGGAATGCAAATGGTAATTACCAGTATGCACTAGCATTAGCTTCTGATACTGATTCTGATTATATACCAGTTATATCTATTAATAATGGAGATAATGGTAATGGTCACTGTATTCTTTATCAGCGATGGAATGGTAATTGCTCATCGCATCAAACTCCGGCAATGGACTTTACTAGTATAGTCGAACCTACTGGAAATTGGGGAGTTATACCTGTTGAATACAATATATTTAATCTTAGATCAAGTGTACTATGCACTAGACAACTTGATGGTGACCATGTTTATGGTAGTAAACAAGGTGATTGGAACTTTTTGTACGAAGGTGTATTGACTCAGTCTAGTGCATATTGCGATGGATGGGGTAATGATGCTGAAGTAGCTGCTGATGGTTCATTTAAAAGATTTACTTTATCAGAAGATCAGTATAGTCAAAGAATAACTGAAGGTCAAATTCAGCTACATGAAGCTGATATTGTATGGGCTTCACCATTTGATTTTACATCCTATGTTGGTATATGTGTACACATAGATTTAGAAACTGGTAATAAAACTCTTATACTTGGTAGTTTAAATAATGGGGAAAGAGTATGGATTTAT